TCACGCGGGGCGGTGCTGGTCCTCGTTGCGGGCGTCCAGTGCGGCCTGGATGTGCTCTGGTGGGCAGGCGCCGAGGAGGCCCGTGTCCGGCTCGGGCCGCGTGAACCATCCGGCGAAACGCAGGACCCGCTCGTAGCCGTCGGCGCCGCCAGCGAAGCCAGTCCGTGCTGCGTGCTCTTGGTCGCGGGCGATGAAGACCCAGCGGGGCAGCTCGGGCCCTGCGGGGACGACCTGGAAGCCGCCTGCGCGCGGTGCCTCGATCGCGGGCAGCCCGGCAGCGGTGAGGATGGCGATTGCGGTCCGGACCTCGAGGTAGTTGGCGTCCTGGGGGGCGCACCCCGCAGACGGCGCGACGTGCGGGGCGCCGGGCTTCGGGTGCGCGGCGCGGTGGATGGCTTCCACGATTTCGGCGTCGGTGTCGCGGCGCAGGAGCCGGAAGGATGCGGCGGCGATGAGGTTGACGGCGTAGCCGTCGGCGAAGGCCAGGCGCAGGTAGGCCTCGACGCTGAGGCTGGGGTGGTGGTGCTGGCGGTGAGCCTTGAGGGCTTCGCGAACCATTCGGTAGCCGATGGCGACGGCTTCGGCGGGGAGGTCGAGCTGTTCAGCGAGGCGCTGGACGGCGCTGATCCGGTCGATCATGTTGTTCTTCCTTCGCTCATAGCTCCGCCCCGGCCGGTTGGCCGGGGCGGAGGGAGGTGGGTGGTGGCCCGGCCGTGGCCGGGCCACCACCCGGTTGGTCAGCGGCGCTTGCGGGGGCGGGGACGCCGTCCGCCGCATCCGGCGTGGCCGCAGCCGCCGCAGAATCCGCCTCGGTTGCACTCGCACGGGCAGGCCATTTCCGTTTCCTTTCGTCGATTTCTGAATCCTGTCGAATTCCTTACTTATATCTTAGTCGCAATTACCTCCAATTCAAGAAATGCCGAGAAATTTTATAACTGAATTTCTGGCTATTCCCCGCGCTGGGATTCCGCTGCTTCTCTTGCCAGGCGACGGCGGCGTCCACGCTGGTAGTCGCGCTGCGCCTGGCGGCAGGCGGTGCAGGCTCGCTCGCCGTACCGGGAGTGCGCGCGGGCCCCTGCGGGGAGACCGCACGAAGCCCGCATCGGGGGCTCGTCCGGCGCCGGGCCGACGCCGGCCGCAGAGGCAACAGCCCGGCCGTCATGCCACAGGTGACCGCCGCAGACCCCGTCGAATCCGCTCCGGCTCGGCTTGACCTCAGCTACGCACTCAGCGCGGAACGGGCAGTCCTGACAGAGGGCCAGCAGCTCGAAGACGCCAGAGAGCAGGGCGAATCGGCCGGTGGCTGGCCCATCTGCGGGTGCGAACCGCAGGTCGCCGAAGCACGGGGCGCGTTCCGTCCGGCCGTTTCGGGCGGCGGTCACCGATGTCAGCTCAGGACCTCCATCAGGCGGCTGCCGAGGAGGGCTGCGGCGTTGACGGACACGGCGTTCCCGGCCTGCTTGGTGCGCTCACCCTTGGTGCCCTTGACGATGTACTCGCCGGGGAAGCGTTGTGCCCCGAGCTGCTCCTCCGGCTGGAGCATCCGGAAGTAGCAGTCCTCTATCGCCTCCGCGAAGGAAGCGATCCCGACGGAGTCGCGGGTGGAGAGCGTGTGCACGGGCTCGGCAGCCGTCCTGACTGCGGCACGGCGGTAAGGAATCACCAGGGTGTGCCGGGCCCGCTCGCGGGCGATTCGCCGTGTAGCGCCGGGAACGGTCAGGCCGTGGTGACGGGCGGTGGCGATCGTGGACAGCGGCTCGGCCAGGGAGCGTGCCGACCCGTTGCGCCGCATGTCCACGACGAAAGGCGGTACCGTCACCAGTGCCTCGGTCTCGCGCGTCATCCGGGTGCGCATGGGCGCCGTCGTACTCTCGGGACTGTCGGCCCAGGTGCCGCCGACGGGGACGAGCAAGCCCTCGCCCTGCTTGGCGCAGCGCACGGGCATCGGGAGTTCGCCAGCGGCCATCGCCCGGCCGTCGTGACCGGCGTGGTTGAGGGTGAGCACCGAGGCCCGGTCCGGGAAGAGCTCCAGGCCCCGGCGGATGCGCTCGATCGTCTTGTCGGCGAGCGGCTTGGGCCTGTCACCGATCCGCTGTCCGAGGTTGGACCAGTCGATGACGTCGGCGGCCGGACGGACGTACGGCTCCACCACCGCGTGGCGGCACGTGGTGTTCGGGCAGCGGTAGTCGTACTGGACGCGGTACTTGCCGATGGTCCGGCCGTTGCGCCAGGTCTGGACGGCGTCCACGTCGGTGCCGCAGTCGAAGCAGTGGGCGCGCGGAGTGATCCGGAGATTGGGCATGGGGATGCCCTTGCGGGTGAAGCAAATGTACAGCCGGTCGCGCCACTGCGGCGCCGGCATGTTGCCCGGCCCGCCGAGGTGCGCCGAACTCGCCGAGACGATCTGGTGGTTGTAGCCGAGCAGCGTCATGCCGTCCAGCCACCAGGCGAACAGGCTCCAGTCAGTGGCGAACTCGACCACGTTCTCGACCAGGACTGCGTCGTACCGGTGGATCTCGACGGCGCGAATCACGTCGGTGGCCGTCACCCGCGTCCGGATGAACGCCTCGGGGTCCACGGGGCCATCCTCCAGAAGGGACAGCTGGCCTTCGGGAACCCGGCGGCGCCCGCCGGCGGGCGAAATCTCGGTGCAGATCGGCGACGCCCACAGCACGTTGGTCTTCGGCAGACGCCGCATGTCGAAGCCGTCGAGGTTGGCGAGAAGGTGGTCAGCCTGGCGGTGGTTCGCGGCGTGGGTCTCCAGGGCGGTGCGCCAGTGGTTGACGGCGACGACGAGTTCGAATCCGGCCTCGACCAGGCCGGTACTGCTGCCGCCTGCTCCGCAGAACAGGTCGGTGAAGGTGATCACAAAGGGCTCCAAGAGGCTGGACGGGCCCGCCGGTTGAAGGCGGCCTGCCGTGAAGGGTGGTCAGCGCAGCGACGGGCAGCCGTCGGCGCGGGCGAGCAGCAGGAGTTGCCTGTGCAGTCCGCTCTTCCCGAGGCACTGCGCCTCGCTGATGGCGGCGGCGAGGTCATTCCGGGCCTCGCGGGTGTCGGGGTGCGGGAAGGCGCAGGGGCATCCCTGCGACGCGGGGCCGGGCTCGGCTGCGCCGCGCTCGCGGCTGATGGCGCCGGCCAGCGCCTGCTGTGCGGCCTGCATGTGGCGGGCGAGCGGCGTGGCTGCTGCGGGGCTGGCCGGAGTCTTCGTGCCGAGTCGGCGGCGCACGAGCCGGGGGTTCGCGGCAGGGGTCGGGGTCGGCCGGATCAGGTCCAGCGCCCAGGATGGGGTGCTGTTGGTCATGGTCTGTCTCCGAGGTCGGCCCCGGCCCGCCGTGTGGCGGGCCGGGGACTGTTCAGGGGCGGCGGCGGTGGGCGGCGGGTCGGGCGGTCCGGCGCTCCCATGCGAGCTGTTCGATGGCCGCTGCGGTGAGCAGGCCGAGCGCGACGACGCCAGCGGCGAGTAAGCCGAGGGAGATCACGGCGCCACCTCGGCCACGTCGTGGGCAGCCTGGGTGGCGGGCTCGGTGGGCCGTGGCCGGTTCAGCTCGGCCAAGTCGATCCAGGTGTGAAGGACCTTCGCGTTTCGGCTCCACAGGCTCCGGGGCCAGTCGGCGCTGGGGTGGGTCCACAGCCGGACCCATCCGGCGCGACTCAGGCTGTCCTGGTGCTGCTGGTGCGCGAGGACCGCGGCGCTGGAGTCCGCGTACTGGCCGAGGTGTTCGGTCGCGCCGAACCGCGCGTCGGCGGCCTCGCTGGTGAAGACCGAGACCGGGTGTCCGGCGGGCGGGGCTTCGGCGATGCCGGACCGGGCCAGGTACTCGTCCACCTCGATCAGCAGCGGCGACAGGATGGACTGGGCCGCATGGGCCAGCCCGCTCGGCGTCGAGTCGTAGACCAGGACTGTGGCGAGCTCGCCCTTCGGTTCGTGCTGTACGAGCCAGCTGATGACGTTCTCGGCGCGGAGCGGAAGCCCGGTCCCGGCGGTGATGGTCAGTCGGCTGCGGTCGGGCAGGGCGGCTGTGATCCGGCGGCTGGCCTTTGCAGCGTTCTTGATGTCCACCACGTAGCCACGGGCGCGCAGTGGTGTGATCAGGCGGTCGTACCGGTCATGGACGAGCCGCCAGGTCGGGTCGTGGATCCGACCGGTGGGGATGGGTGCGAGGTTCATCAGGTCTCCAAGAGGTGCGCCGGGCCGCGTGCGGCCCGGCGCGAGGTGTGTCAGCGGCGGGCGCTGGCGATCTGCAGGACGGTGATCTCCGGGCCGAGGGCCCACACGGTGAGGAGCTGCGTGGGCTGCGGCTTCGGCTCCGATGCCGGGGACCAAGTGGGCGACCACACGGGCGACCAGAGCAGGGCGGACAGCTCTTCGGCTCGGGTGGTGAAGCGCGTGGTGGCAGCGGTCAGCGGCTCGCGCGGGCCGTGCTCGGTGCGGCTGCCGGTGGGCCCGATCTCGGTGGTGACGAGCTGGTACTCCTCGTCCACGGCGGGAGCGGCCTGCAGCCTGGTGACGCGCTCCAACATCGGCCGGACATGCCCACCGTGGTGACGGTGCGCGCCCTCGGGAGTGGAGTCGTACAGGACGGTGATCGGGCCGTTGTTGTCCTCGTTCTCGGGCTGACGGGTGACCAGCCACTCGTCGACGCGGCGGGGGTCGGTGGGCAGGGCGTCGGCGCTACCGATGTGCAGCTCGGTGCCGTCGCCGAGGGTGACGCGTATGAAGTAGGCCCCGCCGCACAGCTCCACGTCGGTGACCCAGCCGCGCTGGCGCAGCGGGGTGATCACGTGGGCGTAGTTGGCGTAGAGGGTCTGCCACAGCGGATCGGTGACGCCGTTGTGGTCGGGTAGGGGGGCGAGGTTCATGGTGATCGCCATAAGGTCTCCAAGAGTGTCAGAACGTCTTGAACCGTGTCACCTATCTTTAGAGCGAGGTAATCACGGCCCTGGAGGTGCGGACGGCCTCCAGCAAGCCGATTTCGATGACGTCCGCCCCGAGCGAGCAGGTCGCCACCGGCAGGCCCTCGCGGGTGGCGAGCGAGACGGTGTCGGTCGGCAGGGCAGCCAGAGAGTAGGCCGCTCGGGCGAGTTCGGCCGCCGCTTCGGCCAGGGGCAGCGACTTGGCCAGCAGGGCCGGTTTGCAGTCGCCGCACGGACAGCTGACCGTCTTCACCTCCACGCAGTATCGGGCGGCAGCTCGAATGGAACTCATATCTTCCTCCTGCGAGTTGGGGATTCGGTTGAATCCGTTACTTATATCTTAGTCGCATAGCGACCTGGGTCAATGTTTGTGGATCAAGGATTGGCTCGGGTTCGCGCGGCCCGAGCAACCCTCTTGGCCTCCTCCAGGGCCTCGGCCACCCGCGTCGGCTCGGACTCGATCCTCTGGCGACGATCCCTCTGGTCCCGCATGAACGCCCGCACCCACTCCTCGTCGTTGCGCCGGTCGGCGTCGGCCAGCGCACGGCGATTCCGCTCGCGTTCGGCCCGAGCGTTCGTCCCGCAGCCACGGCAGTTGGCGGCCGGGCTCGGGTGCTTCGGGCAGCCGGACGCCTCCTGCTGCTCGGGCTGCGAAGCGGGCTCCCCTGCGGCGTCAGCTGCGGCGTCAGCTGCGGGGGTAGGGGGGTAAGGAAGAGAAAGGGAAGGAACAGGAAGAACAGGGGTTTCCCTGGGGGAACCCCCGGGGTCTCCCTGTGGGAACCCCTCGGGTTCCCCGTCGGGAACCCGGCCCGAATCTCCAGGGTTCCCCTGCGGCAACCCGGCAGGTTGCCGCCGACGCCTCCCCGATCCGCCCGAAGCAGGGTTCCCTTCGGGCGACCCTGGCTCGCTACCCGGCTTCGGGGCAGCCGGAGCCACTCGGTTGGTCGCTCGCGCCTGGACGTCGAGGTGTGTCCGCGCTGGTACGGCCGGCCTGCTTCGGTTGCCCGACGCTCGGGCAAGCCGGGGGTTCCTCGGCGCGTTCGCTGCCTCTTCCCGCCACTGCTCCAGCTCCTCCGTGCTCGGGATCGGCGGAACGCCGAGCGGGAAGATCCGGTACTCGGCGCGCTGGCCCGCCCTGCCGATCTTGACGCGCTCGACCAGGCCGAGGCCGACCAGCTCGGTGATGACGGACACCACCGTCTTCTCGCCGACGCCGGACCACGCCATCAGACGGACCAGGCCCGGCGCGGCAATGCGGGTCTGGTCGTCCGCCGAGTCGGCCAGCTTCATGAGGATCAGCTTCTGTGTCTGGTTCACCACTTCCTTCGGCAGGTATCCGGCAACGACAAGCAGGTGGATGCTCACAGGTTCCTCTCGGATGGCATCCAGGGCAGCCCTGGGGCCCGCACGGCGCGGGCCCCAGAGTCATGCGCTGGGTCAGGTCAGGTGCGGGCGGGACGGACGTTGATGGACCTGGCGGTCAGGGCGCCCGTCGCCTTCATCGGGATGCCGATCCCCTCTTGCTTGAGGAAGGCGATCATCTGGTCCACGTCGGGCACCATCGGCACGGGCACACGGGCGTCGTCGTACAGGTCGACCATGGCCTGCACGTCGGGCTTCTTGACCGGGTTCTTTCCGCTCCACGACAACGAGTTGGGACCGTAGGTGCCGGCCGCTGTCTGGTCGAGCTTGGCCCGCGCGAACTTCTTCACCTTCGCGCCCGCACTCTCCTGCGCGTGCCCGCTCACGTACTCGGCCAGCGCCTGGGCCCGATCGTCATCGTCCCTGACCAGCAGAGTCTGGACCGGGACGCCCGGCGCGGCCTGTCCCCAGCACGCGGTGAGCCACGAGCAGTAGTCGCACACCGCCGACAGGCCGGGCCCGTCGTGGTCGCGCGACAGTTCGTCCGGGTCTCCGACCTCGAGGACGCGATCCACCCACCACAGTGCCGCACTCGCCTCCAGCTCGTCGAAGGCGAACTCCTGCACGTGCTCCTCGCCGTTGTCCCGGCAGATGAACCGGAACCGGATGCGCTGGACGTCGATCGGCCCGAGCCTGGCCAGGGCCTTCTGCCCCTGCACGTCCGCGAAACCGTGCGCGCGCAGGATGCTGGCGTACAGGTAGACCTGCCGGAGCTCGGCCTTGGAGGCGCCGTACCTCAGCACCTGGTCCCACTTGCGCACGGACTTCGTCTTCACGTCCTCGACCGTGACAACTTGTGCGGGAACGATGGGGCGCATTGCCTTCGGCAGCCGGGCAGCGGTTGCCTGGTCCAACTGGACGACATCCACGTGGCCTCGCACGTTGTCGCCCACCACGGTCCGCTCCACCTGCCAGCCAAACTCCTTCCGCGCGTCCTCCAGCAGCCCGGCGTGGATGTAGGTTCCGAGGATGGCGGCCTTGCCCTCGTGGGTGTCGGTGCGCGGCGTTCCGGTGACGATGTACGCCGCACGGCGGGAGCACACCGTGTCGGACGCCCCCAGCTCGGTCTGGCGCGACCGAGGCCGGCGCCGGTCGGCGCCGTGGGCCGCCTTCCAGATGGAGGGGGCTTCGATGTCCTGGACGCTCATCCGGACACCGCCTCGGAGAACGCGGCGTCTGCCCGCGCGTCGCGGTCGGCGTCCGCCGCCGACTTCCGGTCAGCGGCGGCGCGCAGCTTCTCCGCGTCGGTGCGCGGCGAACCGCCCATCTCTTCCTGCGGGTTCTCGATCTCGGCTGCTCGCCGCTCGATCTCGGCCCGCACGGTCAGGACCTCGTCCCTCGACAGGTTCACATCCGACCCACCGATGTACCTCCACATGCCCGCGAGTTCGTCGCGGTCGGAGACGATGGCGATCCTCTCCAGCCACGGCTGCACACGGTCGCCTGCGAGCGCGGGCATCACCCTGGGCTGGGAGTCCTGGGAGCAGCCGAGCATGTCGAAGACCAGGGTCTCGATGGCGAACTCCGGCAGGCGCAGCGGGCGCTTCTTCTCGACCCTCAGCCGCAGCGAGCGGGCCTTGATGATCTGCGGCTCTTCGTCCCGGCGCAGCCGGACCCAAACCGTGGAGTCGAACCCGAGGTCCTTGTGGCCCTGGACACGCCATTCCGTCTTCCCCTTGATCGGGGTGCCGTTATCGTCCAGCGCGCTGATCTGCTTCCCGCGGGCGAGGACGATGGCGATGCCCGGCAGTGTCCGCAGCAGCCACATCACCCGCGCCCAGCGTTCCACACTGTCGTTCCAGAGGTTCATGCCGATGTCGACCGCAGCGTCTGGGTCGGCCAGCAGCAGCGCCTTGTTCTTGCGGGTGCGCCGTGCCCGCTCATGGGTCCAGTTGGTCAGCATCCGCCACAGGGCGGACCCGCTGTCGATGGTCAGGACGACGGGCGGCTCCCCGGCGAGCGCCGCCCGCCGGGCCTCAGCGTGCACGGCCTCGATCTGCTCCAGGATGTCCCGGTAGCTGCCGTCGTGCTCGATGATCAGGTAGTCGGCACCGGGGATCGCGGCGTACTCGTCCGCCGAGCCCTCATCGAGGTCGATCCAGTACATCTGGCCGATCTTCTCGGATGCGCTGAACTCGGCGGCCGAGAACGTCTTGCCCGCCCCTTCCTCGCCCTCGATGAGGACGAGCGGCCAGGGGACGATGCCGGTTGGCTTTCGTGTTTTGAGCCTGGTGCCGGACTTGTCCGGCGTTTTGGGCGCAGCTGCGCTCATGAGTTGGTCTCCAAGAGTTTGGTGTTCAGGCGGCGCGCAGGGCGCGGACCTCGAACACGGAGATCCACTCCGGGTGCCTCTCGATGAGGAGGCGTGCATACCGGGAGCGGAAGTTGTTGTTGAGCTTGAAGGGGTCGCCATGGGTGTGCAGGCCATAGCGCCAGCGCAGGAGTTCGAAGAGCATCCCGATGCCGACGTGCGCGAAGCCGTTGTTCACGCAGTCGGCGGTCAACGCCTCCAGGGCATCCAGAACCCATGGATTCAGGCCATGGAAGGCCTCGAACTGCTGCTGGATTGACGCGTCGGACTGCTCCTCGGGCTGCTGGATCTCTTCGATCCACAGACCCGGAATCTCGTCCTGGGCAACGCGCACACCCCACCCCCTCGATGGTCGCCATCAAACGTGCAACCTATCTTGAGGCCACAGTGTGCGTAAGATCAATCCCAATCAGCAGGGGTCGGACAGGGGATGGAGATCCCCGCACAGGCAAGGCGCGACAGGCAGCGCGGCAGCAGCAAGCCCCATCTCCCCCGTCAGGCGCGCCAGGTGAGCATTCTCGCCAACTGCACACAGGAGGCTCTTGAGTGCATGGGCGATGGCGTCGAGCTCAAAGGCGCTCACCACCACCACCGCCTCGGCACCCTCGATCGCGATGTCGGCCATTCAGCACTTCCTCTCGATTTGATCTAAATGCCCCGATTGGGATACTTATATCTTAGTCGCAAAGAAGGCTTAAGTACACTAACGGCACTAATGTCCTACTTCTTGGCAGCCCGCCCTCGGGACAGTACGACCGACCCAGGGCCCTCGTAGCGCCCGGCACGGAGCGCCGCCACAACGTCGGGGTTCGGCACCCAGGACAGCGTGCGCGCCGAGGCCTGCAAATCCGGCACAGTCTCCAGCACGGTGTCGAGCAGCCAGAGGCCGCCGGAGCCCCCAAGTCGCCAGTCTGCGGCGACGAATCTTCCCGTTTCGACCGCCATGACCAGGGTCGGCTGTGACGGCAGGTCGAACATAGCGACGATCTCTTGCTGTCCCACGATGGCCGGCAACTCTGCCTTGGTCTGCGGCATCCAACCGGGTTCCTGCTGCTCCACCAGCTCCTGCAGAGCCGCCTCGTTGAGGGTCTTCCGGCGGGGCGTGGTCTCGCCGTAGCCGGCGGCGAAACCAAGCGGCCAGTACAGCTGTCCTGACACCACGATCGCGGTCTCGGCGTCGAGCGCACCGCGGTGCAGCCACTGGCGGATCATCTGCGACTGAACGTCGTAGATGGCCGCGAACTCCTGCATGCCGACGATGTACGGCTTACCGCGCTCCACCGCTGTCCTCCTGGGGTGCCAGACGAGATAGCCACCTTATGTGTCTGACATCGAAACTGAGTGGGGAGATTCAGCGAGCATCGCGCCTCGTGTCCAGGAAGTCGAAGTGGTACCCGGTCTCCGGGGAGACGACCGCCACCTGCTCTGCGGCCCGGGTGCGGCTGACTTCCCGGGCCGCGAGCTCGCCGCCGGCCTCCGCGCCGCTGAGGGCAAGCTTTCGGCCGGTCCGGAGAAACCGGGTGCCGGGCGGCCCGGCCAACCGGAAGAATCATCGGTTATGCCGCAGTCTGTCCCCGCGTCCGGCGTCCCGGACTCCCAGTACATCCGGCGCATCCAACGCCACTCGCAGAGCTCGCTCGTGGAGCTCATCGCCTCTACCAGTACCCGCCTCCCGCACCCTCGTGACCTTCGCGAGTACGAGGGGCTCGGCGTATACGGCCCCTGGGCCCTCGCCGACGCCGCCTGGATCTCCCTCGCCCTCGGCCAAGAGATCAACCGGGCTCCGGCGCAGCCCCGCGACCTGGGGCAGATCCTCGGCTTCTACCTCGCCCTGGACGACCCCTACTACCAGGAGTCGCCGGAGGAGAAGCTGACGCGCCTGCTGCTGCGGGTGTCCGGACAGCAGTTCACCTGGCAGGTGGACGAGTACTCCGAGCTGAGCCGAACGGTCGCCATCTTCACCCAGACCGACACTCCGGAGCCCCTCAAGGCGATCGGCCCCGGCTGGGCGCAGGACGTGCTCGGGTGTTCGGTGGCCGACTACGTCGGCCTCGCCCGCTACGTCTGGGCGACCGTCACCGGTGTCCCCGCGCTCAACGGCCGCTTCAACCCGGACCTGATGCTCACCTGGGCGGACTACTCGCCCTTCACCTCCCTTCAGTCATCCGCTGACGCGACCGCGATCCTGGAGCGCCACTTTGTGACTGACACCGCCCGGCTCCGGGCAGCCCACCGCGCCGCCCCGGATCCGCTCCTGCGCCGCTACGGCCACAATCCCCTGCGGACGACCCCGCTGGTCGCCGGGTTCGGCAACGGCTACCTGGTCCCGGTGCCGGCCGCCGTCCTGTCCAAGGCGAGCATGCTCGGCATCTACTACACCGGCGGCGAAGGCGGGCGCACGCCGCGCGGCAAGCAGTTCACCGCCGACCTCGGACACCTCTTCGAGGCGTACGTCGGGCGCCAGCTGGGCCTGCTCGACAACGTGACGGTCCACCCCGAGATCAAGTGGGAGGGCGAGACGAAGGGAAGCGGCGGCAAGTCCGTCGACTGGATCGTGGTCTTCCCCGACCTGGTGCTGCTGGTGGAGGTCAAGTCCGCCCGACCCGACGCCGGCCTACGCCTCGGCGCGGAGAACTACGCCGAGAAGCTGGCCAAGACGCCCGGCGAGGCGTTCCCCCAGATCGAGAGGACCGACCAGCTCATCTCCGAGGGCAACCCCGCGTTCGAGCAGATCCCGGCTCACCTGCCGCGGCGGGGCATGGTGATCACGATGGAGCCGTTCCACCTGCTCAACACTGCCGAGCTCCGCGCCGGGATCCAGCGCACCCCGAACCCGGTAACGGGCGAGTCGATCCCCATCACCACGGCCTCCATCTTCGAGCTGGAGCACGCCGTCACCATCACCGACACCAGCTTGTCCCAGCTCCTGCTCAACAACCCGCCGAACGGCGCCCTGACGCTGCTCCAACTGCTCGCGCGGCACGAGTTTCTGGAGCACAATCCGATCCTGGAGAAGGGCTGGAATGCCATCCCCTTCCCAGGTCATCCGCAGTCCTGACGCGATGCGGCGAGCGGAGCGGTCATGGCCCGCCTCTGGGCGGCGGACCTCTGTATGAGTACGGCGGAGGGCCCGCGCCCTGGAGTGCGAACCCTCCGCCAAGGTCGTTCCGCCCAGTCCACCTCTTGGAGGTTCAGTGTGGGGCGGAACGACCCTCCGTCGAGCCAGCGGCAGTGTGCGGGCCGCGCCGACCAGTCAAGAGCGTATGTAGCAGGCCGACTATCGGGCGCGGCCCCTCCCGAGCGGCGTTCGGCCGCAGCCCAGTGCGCTGCCGGTGGGGAATCGCGTGAGTAGGTCTGGGGAGCACCTGAGTGCGGGGTGGGGAAACCAAGGATCCTCATCAACAGCCGCTGCTAGTGTGAGCGGTGGTCTTCCAAGAGGCCCGTGAGGCCCCCGTCCAGTGCAGGATCGGGGGCCTCACTCTTTCCAGGCGCCGAGGCCACGTGGGCTTACGACCCCTTTCGGCACGTCCTCGTGGAGGCCGGGTTACTCGTGGGCGATGAAGCCCTCGGTTCTGCCTGTGCCGAGCGGCGACCGTTCGAGCAGCAGCGACGGCGGCGCGAGCAGAGATCAGCGGGCGGCGGGCAGCTGCGCCTTGGCGACCCCGTACTGCGGCGGCCGGGCGTAGCCGAGCAGCCAGCCGAACTGGGGGCTCACGTGCTCCTCGGCGAGGCGGAAGACGGCGTAGTAGGCGAAGCCGACGAGCGGGGTGAGGACGCCGGACAGGGCGGACGGATCGAGGTCGAGTCCGTGCTGCGCGGCGAGCGACACGAGCCAGCCGACCAGGGCCGGCAGGCCGGTGCGCAGCAGGGAGACGTACACGTTCACGCGAGGGTTCTCCTTCTGGGTGTTGGTGGGGGTCAGGACCAGAGCCGGCGCCATGTCTCCGGGCCGGGGTAGCCGTCGGCGTCGCTGCCGCTCCAGCCCTGGGCGCGCTGGAAGTCCGCGACGTTCGCACGGTCGGCTTCGCCCCAGTCCGGGCCGGCGCCGACGCGGTAGTGCTGGCCGTATCCCCTGGCGACCAGCTGTCGGCCGAGCTGGGCGACGTAGTCGTTGTGGGCTCCGGGCTGGAACCACTGGCGGCCGGGGAAGGCAGGGACGCCGCCCGGCAGGTAACCGAGGAGCTGCCGCAGCGAGCTTTCTCCGGGCACACCGTCGGCGTCTTGGCCCTGGTAGCCGAGGCTGAGCTGGAAGTCGCGGTAGTTCAGGGTGTCGGCATCCGACCAGTCCGGGCTCGGCCCGACCTGGTAGTGGCTGCCGAAGCCCTGCGAGACGAGGGCCTGACCGACGGCGGTGACGTGGTCGCCGTGCGCCCCGTTCCCGTACTGGAGGCCGTTGATGGTCACCTGGTAGCGGGCCGGGTGGTCGGCGGGCGGCTCGCTCGGCTGCGGCGTGCTGGTGCTGCCGGGGCGTGGTGCTCCTGCCTGCACCCACCGGTACAGCGGCTCACCGGGGCAGTCCGTGGCGTACCCGTCGCGGTGACCCCTGATCTCACCGCCCGCACCATTCGCCTGGAGCAGGTCGATGCCGTCGCGGATCGCGCTGAGCAGTTCGGGGGTCGGCTCGGTCAGGCCGTCGCTGCCGACGAGGCCGCAGATGGCGTAGTGCGCCCTGTTGAGGTCCTGGTTGCCGTTCGCGCCGGTGCGCTTGCCAATGCCACGGCCCTCAAAGAGCACGCCGTGGACGCACGCGAGGTAGTTGTAGGCGATGTCGGAGTAGTTCTCCTGCCGGTTGGCGAGGTGACTCTCCCGGATGTCCTTGACCTCCTGCACGCACTGGCTGTGGTCGGCCTGGAGATCGGTGGAGACGGGTGTGCCCTCGTAGTGCACTTTGACTCCGAGGGTGGTCGCCTGGTCAGGGGCGGCCGACGAGGGCCAGCCGAGCTGGTCCCGAGTAACGAGTTGCATTGGCGCTTCCTGCTTCTCCCCCGCGCCTGTTGCTGTCGGACGGTTCAGGTGATCGGGGTGGTCCAGGCGGCGGCCCAAGTGGCTGGCCCGACCACGCCGTCCTGGTCGAGCTGCTTGTCGGCCTGGAATGCCCGGCAGATGCGCTCCGACTGGGGGCCGTACTCGCCGTCCACGGTGATCCGCCAACCGCGCTCGGCCATGCGCTGCTGCCAGGTCCGCACGTCAGAGCCCTCGCAGTAGTTGCGCAGGTACCGGCCGGGCCAGGTCGGGTACCCCTGGACCGGCGAGGGGGCCGGGGCCGGAGTCGGATCGGTGCCGCCGGGGCGGGGCGCGCTGGCCTGCACCCACCGGTACAGCGGCTCGCCGGGGCACGACGTGGCGTACCCGTCGCGGTGGCCCCGGATCTCGACGCCGGCGTTTCCGGCGCTGCGCAGCCAGTCGATCGCGTCGCGGATACCGTTGAGCTGCGCGTCGGTTGGCTCGGTCAGGCCTTCGTCGCCGAGCATCGCGCACACCGAGTAGTGCTGGCGGTTCAGGCCGGGCCCGTTGGCGGCCTGGAGGTGGTGCGCGCCTCGGCCCTCGAACACCGTGCCGTGAGGGCAGACGACCGCGGAGTACGCGATGTCGATGTAGCCCTCGGTGGTGTTGGCCTGGTGGGACGCCTGGAGGTCCCGCATGCGGCCGGGGCAGCGGCCGTGCTGGTCCGGCGCGGCGAGGCCGGAGGGCACCTCGGTGCCCTCGTAGTGGACCTTCACTCCCTGGGTCGAGTCGATGTAGGTGAAGTCGGACTTCGGGGCGCGGGCGCCCCACTGTTCACGCGTTACGAACTGCAAGGCTGCGCGTCCTGCTTCTCCCCCGCGCCTGCCTGTTGGTGAAACCTTGCTGCTGGTGGTGCGCTACGGCCCGTTGCCCCTGGACAAGAGCCACAGCTGGAGGGCTGCAACGACGATCGGCGCGACGAAGACACCGATCAGCCACCTTCGCGTTACCGCGGCCTTCGCTTCCGCGTCCGCGCGGGCCCGCGCTTCCGCTTCGAGGTCGCGCTCAACGACCTCGATGCGCTGGACCAGGAGCCGCTGGTCCGACTGGTAGACGTCCTTGGTGACGACCTGTTCGAGGCGGACAGCCAGTGCTTGAAGATCGGCCCGCAGATCGTCCTTGAGCTGGGCGATGCCGTCGCGCTGGTCCTCGCGGAGCTGAGTGAGCGCACGCTGGAGCTCCCACAGGGTGGGCTCGGCGGTCGGCGGGACGCTCATGGGCAGCTCCACGTAGGCGTCCCCGCGCCAGGGATCATCCTACGGCCCCCGCGCCGCAGGATGCTCAGTCGATGCATGACCAGCGGGTGTGGGCGAGGGAGACCCAGTCTCCCAGCGCCCCTGTCGCGTTCCACAGTTCGATGTTGCCGTTGGGCTGGATGAACAGGTTCGCGCCCACGTTCCGGTCGGTGGCGGCAGGGAAGACCTCGCCGAGCTTGGGCCGGCAACTGGAGTCACCGATGGTGCCGATGACGCCGCTGGTGAAGGTGGACGGAACCAAGACGATGCCGCGCAGCACCACGGTGCCGTCGGGCATGCGCCGATAGGAGACGTTCTGCCAGCCGAGCAGCTGCGAGCATCCGTTGAGGAAGTTGATGTCCTGCCATCCCGATCCGGTGACCGAGATCGGCACGTCGGCGGTGATGCTGCTCTGGGAGACAGTCAGCTTCTGGTTCAGCTTGAGATCGGCCCACTGATTCTTGTTGCAGGCGATGATCTCGGCGTTGCCGATCCGGATGTGGTCGTACTCGCTGCTGCCCGCGTACACGTTGCCGTTCGGCAGGTCCGGGCGCATCGGACCGCTGGTTCCGCGCGCGTACAGCGAGTTGGCGTCGACGGTGTACCGCACCGACAGCTGGCCGTTGACATTGGTCTCGCCGGCGTCGATGTCGACGACCGCTTTGCCGGGGGTGGAGTACAGCTTGATGTCGGCCTGGGGCCACATGACCACGGACCGCGGCGCGATGAGGCCGGTCTTGGGCGGGTCGGTGAGCTTGGCGGACTGGAGAGTGAGCAGGCTGCTGTTCTGCGTGGGGTCGTAGATGCTGGAGATGGTGGCTGGGTTGAGTTCCTGGGCGGATCCGGAGTAGAGCCGGACCATGCCCACGGCGCTGCCGCCTGTGGTCACCGAGGTGGTCTCGACTCGGTTGCCGGTGGCGGCGGTGGCCAGTGTCGCGCCGGAGATGTTGACGCCGGTGATCGTGGTGCCGGTGATGGTTCCGCCAGTGATGGTCTTGCCGGTGATGGCGTCGGCGGAGAGCTTGGCGGCGGTGATTGTGCCGTCGGCGATCTGTACCTGTCCGAGGACGGGCCGGGCCTCGGCGTTGTCGAAGAGGATGCTGCCTGCGGTGGCCTGCCAGCTCTCGACGAAGAGGCGGCACGTGGTGGTGCCTGCGGGGGCGGTGACGGTGGCGGCGAGGGTCTGCCAGGTCGCGCCGAGGACCGGGGTGGTGCTCTGCGCGGCGCTGTAGCCCAGGGTGGCGCCACCGGCGTCCATCCAGCGGGCGTACAGCTTCACCGCGCCGCCCTTCCAGTCACTGGACGCCTGGTAGTCGTAGCGCAGGAACAGCTGGTCGCCCGGCCGAGCGGGCACCGTGGCCAGGGCGAGGGACTTGGTGGTGGTGGTCGCGGCGGTGGCATCGACCTTGAGGGACTTCGCCGAGCCGCTACCGGTCGCGGCGATGGACCACGACGCTCCGCCGCCGGCGGCGAGGGCCGCACCGGCGGGGCCTTCGAAGCTCCCGTCAGGGATGTAGTTGTTCACGACGCCGACCGCGAGGGCATCGGCGGTGATCGCGCCCGCCGCGATCTGCCCGGCGGTGATCGTGTTCGCGGCGATCTTGTCCCCGGTGACCGAGAGGGCCTTGATCTCGCGGCCGGTGACAGCGTCTGCGGCGATTTTCCCCGCGACGACGGCGTTGGAGGCGATCCTGCTGGCGGTGATCGTGCTCGCGGTGAGCCGGTCGCCGGTGATGCTTCCGGCGGCGATCTCTCCGGCGGTCACCGCCCCAGCGGCGAGGCTGGCCGTTGTGACCGCGCCGACCGCGAGCTCGGCAGCGGTGATGGCTCCGGCGGCGATCTCCCGCGCGGTGATCGCGTCGGCGGCGATGGTTCCTGCGGTCACCGCGTTGCTGGCGAGCTTGCCTGCGACCACGGCGGCGGCGCCGATCTTGGTGGCGGTGATGGCCGCGTCGGCGATGGCCTTGCTGTTGATCGCCCCGACGGCGACCTTGGCGTCCGTCACGGCGTTGGTGGCGAGCTGGAGTTCGCCAATGATTCCGGCAATCACCTCCTCGGCTACCACCTTGGCCGGGCCTGCGGTGGCTGTACCGGACGGCGCGGACGCCTTGCCGGAGGTGGAACGGGCAACCAGCATGACCGTTACCGGCACGGTGGTGGGGACGAGGATCCGCCCGCCCTGCGGGGACTCGATCGTGCCGATCAGCGTCGTCGCGTCCGGGGCGACGTCGGCGGTCCGGGCGGCGTGGACCTCAACGCGGGCGAAGTCGAGCGGACACACCCCCTGGTCGGCGAACGTGCCGTCCCACATGACGGAGACACCGCCCAGTGTGGAGATGGCGGCCGGGGTGGTGGGCGTCGGCGGCGGCGGGCCGTTGACCACGGTGACAGCGGTGGTGCCGTCCGGCTGCTGGCCGATGATGGCCCGCAGCTTGCCGTCAGCGGTGACGGTCAGCGCCCCGTCATCGATGCTCGAGTACGCGAGGCGGGAGCTGCGCGATGTGTCCTGGCTGAGGCGTTCGATGTCGGCGATTCGCTGGGCGAGCTGGTCGATCGGGTCGGGCATAGGTGTCCTCCAAGTCAGGTGGTGTAGGGGCGGGCCAGGCGCAGCGTGGCGGTTTCCTGGCCGCCGTCGCTGGCCGGGCGAAGGGTCCAGGAGGTGATGCGGCACCAGCCGTCCCAGTCGCCCCACTGGTCGTGGACGGTCACGCGGACGTCGTCGCCGATCTGCCAGGAGCCGATCGGCGCGGCCGGATGGTCCATGACGGTGATCTCGGTGACTTCGCCGAGGCGCTGGCGGCCGGCCCGCTCGGTGCGGACGCGGGCGGCGAGCCGGTCCGCCGACTTCTCGCCGGGGGCGTCGAGGACCTGTTCGAGGCGCAGCCTGCTGTTGCGGGCGGCATCGGTGGTGCGGACCTTCGCACTTCCCTCGCCCGCACCAAGGCCGACGACGACCTGGGCGTAGGTGTCGGCGTCGAACAGCACGGGCACCGCCGAGACCACGTTGACGCCGCTGGCGAAGGTGATGTCGCTGCGGCGGGTGCCGAGGCGGGGCCAGCCCACGGTCACGCGGCGCTGCGGCAACCCGTCCGCCCAGGCGACTCGCTCGGTGAACTCGGGGCCCTGGTCGAGCGCCGTCATGTCCCGCAGTACACCGGCCAGAGCGGGGGCTTCCCATGCCTTGGTGCTGTACGGCTGCTCGCTGGTGCCGACGCTGACCTGCGTCGCGACGGTGTCGACCTTGACACCGAGGTTGCCGTCCGGCTGCTCCTGGCAGTACGCCCACACATCGCGGATCACGTTGGACGGGTCCGCGCCGATGTACGGGCCGCGCCCGGCCAGGTCGCCGTGCAGGTCGCGGCGGCGGGTCAGGTACGAGCTGAATCCGGCGGCCTCGATCGGGTACCGGCTCCCGGCCGGTTCGGCCCGCCAGACGATGCCGCCCCACATCAGCTGGTCGTCCCGCTCGGCGAACAGCAGCGTGTTGCCGGCGTCCGGGGCGATCAGCTGGGTGAGGCGCGGTTCCAGGACACCTCGGAACGCGCCGGGTCCGTTCAGCTCGGGCCCGAACTCGACTCCGGTGACCGGCAGGTCCCAGGAGAGGATCTGGCCGGTCAGCGCGTGCTGAAGGATGTACCGGTAGGAAGGCATCAGACCACGCCCTCGATGAACTCGACGTCGAAGATCAGCGCCGTCGAACCGGACACGTCACCGCCGCCGTTGGCGTTGTTGTAGCGGCCCGCCTGCAGGCGCAGCTCCTGGGTCTTGCCGCGGAACCACGGGGCGAGGTCTGGGGAATCGCTGGCCATGACGGAGGTCCGCGAGACGTAGGTGATCGTGTCGGTGTCGACCTGGTACTCGGTACCGATCCAGCCGCCCCACACCAGGCGGACCCCGAAGAACGTCTCGCCGAACACCCGGATGCCCGTGAGGGTGGCGACGAGGTTTGCCTTGGTGGCCCATGCCGGAACGTCCGTGAGCACGCGGCCGCCCGGCGGCCAGTCGTCCTGCCACACCCCGGACTGCGACGGGAGCTGCGAGTACGGGAAGCCGTTGATGGTGTAGAGCTTGCGGTCGCGCCGCGGGTTGGCGATCTGCCGCAGGTCCCTCACCATCGCGTCGGTGATCGTCGCGCAGTTCGGCGGGATGTCGATCCTGGCCAGGGGGATCGCGGTCATGCCGACCGGGGGCGTGGTCGTGCCGGCGCTGACGTTCGGGATGACGTGGACGTAGCCGATGTCCTGGGTCGCAGGGTTGCGGTTGCCCTCGTACTCGGGGTCTTCGACACGCAGCACCACCAGGTCGCTGCGTCCGACCCCGGCGGTGGAGGCGATCGGCACGACCTGGTCGCCGACGTTGTACTGCGTGTAGGAGCCCTGGCCCCAGGTGGCTCCGCGCACGATCGCCGAGCCGTCGCCGATCCGTACGGCTGCGCCCGGCGTCGATGTCTGCCGGACCTTGAGGTCTCCGCCTTCGGTCACGCCCTGGCTGCCCCGAGCCAGGTCCCGCACCATCATTCGGAAGGCCCTGGCGGGGTGGGTGCCGCCGTTGACCATCATGGGCGGCTGGATGAGCGTCATGCTTCTCTCCTCACAGAGCGGTGTAGGCGTCTCGCCAAGTCACAGCGAGACGGGCGGTGTTGGTGTAGTCCGTGGCGGTCCAGCGCAGCTCCGAGCGGCCGGGCGGAATACGGAACCGGTCGAGCCGCGAGGTCGATGTGAGGGCGCCGGCAACGTTGCCCGTGCCGTTGCGCAGCACGGTCCGGGTTCCCGGCCGGGTCTCGATCTGGACGTACTCGCCGTCGCCGAGGCTGAGGGCCAGCTCCAGGGCGCGGCCGGTCTCGACGATCCACAGGCGTGCGTTGGTGACCGGGCCGGTGATGCGGATGCTCGGCCACGCGGGCCGGTCGCCGGCGCTGATCAGCCATCCGGGCCGGGCGGACGGGTTGGCGACACCGGTGGTGATCGGTGCGACGAGGGGCGCCGAGAACCCGCCCTTCGCGCTGGACACGTCGAGGGGCAGGGTGACGCCGGAGACGGCGTCGGCCTGCCACAGCGGATCTGTCGCCTGAAACTCGATCTCGATCGGGATCCAACCGTGCACGGCGCGGGCGACTGTGGACGCCTCGACGCGGCGCACGCGCCCGAACAGGCAGCGCGCAGCCTGGCCGGGCCGCTTGGCCCGCAGCACGGCCAGGCGGCCTGCAGTCAGGCGAATCGCTTCGTCGGACCCTGCGCGCACGAGCGCACCAAGGCGGTCCAGCACGAGAGCCGGATTCGCGGCAGCCCGGATCCCGGCGAGGATCCGCACCGTGCGGGCCTCCTGGAGATCGACCCCGGCGAACACACCATCCTCTCCGGGGATCGGCACATCGCCGGTGCGCAGCGGTGCGGTTCCGAGGCCCTGAATGTCCTCGATCAGCACGTCGGTGCCGTGACCGATGACCACACCTGCCACATCGAGCTGCCAATCGGCCAGTACGGCGGCCATCAGAGCTGCCCTCCTCGTTGAACGGCGCGAAGCCGTCGCATCACGGCGTCTGCGAACGCCTCGGGCCTGGCATCGGCGCCCGTCACGGTCACGGGCATGGAGCCGACCAGCGGCGGGCGGCCGGTCTCCTTGACGACCACGACGGCTGGCCCGGCCGGGCGCGCGGGAACGAGCTTGACCACGCCGCCGGTTGGGACGCTGCGCCGGACGGCATGCGTGTCGGCGGCCGGACGGATCACGCCACCGTCGGCGAAGGCCTGAGTCGTACCAAGGCGGCCCTTGTCCGGCCCGTAGATGACCTGGCCGCCGAACCTGTGCGCGACCTCGGCCAAGACCGCCTTGGAGCGAGCCCGCTTTGAGGCGGCCAGGGGCACGTAGGCCTCGCCCTGAGTCTCCGGTTCGGCCCAGACCCGCCAGGTTCCGCCCGGAACGATCTCCGCGATGTGGCTCTCCGGAATCCGGGGCCCACGGATGCCGCCGCTGGCGAAGAACTCCAGGATTCCTCCGTCCGCCTTGCGCGCCGCGAACGGACTGTCCGACTGGCCCCAGTTCGCTGCGCCCTGCGGAGTCAGCACCAGCGGGATATCCACGCGCTTGGGAGCGTCGATGTTCACCGAGATCGTCTTCGAACCGGGGATGGCCCGCACGGACGCGCCGATACTGTCCAGCGCGGCCTGGACTTTGCCCATGTCGCCACTCAAAAGCGCCTGAGTGAGTGCCTGGGCAGCGGCCGCACCCTTCTCCTTGCTGACCTGGGCGATCAGGCTCAACATCGCCGCCCACTGCTCGTTGGCGCTCGTGCCGGCCTGCTTGAACGCGCCGATGACCGCGCTGAGGTCCGGCGCGTTGATCGGCTGCTTGCTGCCCCAGATCGTCTGCAGGGTCGTCATCGCGCCCTCGATGTCACCCGCGAGCAGCGACCGGGCGAACCCCTGCGCGGCGTCCACGCCCTTGGCCTGCGCCACCTGCGTCACCAGGTCCAGGCCCGTCGCCATCTCTGTCTTCGACGCAGCGGTACCGTCCTGGACGGCCTTGGTCATGTCGGTGACCGCCATCTGCTGGAGGATCTTCCCGAACGCTGCCACGTCGTTGGTCTGAGCGGCCGTTGCCCACGCGCGGGCGGTTGCCTCCCCGTACCTCGCGGCGATCCCTGGCAGCTGCTCCAGGCCGGCTTGGAAGGTGTTCTGGCTGCGGGCCGCGTCCTCCACCACGATCGACTGGAGTTCGTCCGCGACCTTCCTCTTGCCGTCCTTGAGCTGACGCACCAGCTCATCGAGCATCGGGGCGGCTGAGACTCCCAGCTCCGCGAAGTGGCTGGTCAGGTCGCCGTACCCGGCAAGGGCGAGCTCGGACAGGTTGTGCTGGAAGTCCCGCTGCGCCTGGAGCTGACGGCGCAGCTCGGCGAGGTAGTCATCCAGACCGGCGCGGGTGACATCGACCAGCCCAGTGAGCTGCTCGGCGGCGCCCTTCTTGCCGGCCTTCAGGTTGCCCACGAGGTCGTGCACCATGTCGGCCGAGGCATCCCCGAGCTTGGCGAAGTGCTCGGCGAGTGGCCCGTACCCGCGGGTGGCCAGCTCGTTCAGGTCCTGCTCGAAAGACTTGTGTGCCTTGGCCTGCTCGGCGAGCTTGTCGATGTACCCCGTGATGCTGGTCTTGGTCAGGTCGATCTGAAGGGCTTCAGTGCGGCTGCTCGCCGCGACCCGATCCTGCGCCGCCTTCCATGCCTCGGTCGGCTGGACGATATCGCCGATCGCCTTGCCCAGCGCCTTCATGCTCTCGGAGTACTTCGGCGCACCGTCCTTGTCGGTCGGCAGCAGCTTCTCCAAGGACCACGGCCCCCCGGCACCCTGCACGGCACCGTCGACCTTCGCCTTCACGATGTTCATCGCGTCGGCGTACTCCGCTGCGGCCTTCACCGCGTCGGACCACGACTTCGAGCGGTCCTGGAGGACCTTCTTCGCCTGGTCGAAGTTGGTGTCGTACGCCCCCAGGTTCGGATCCCACGACTTGGCCTTGCCGATGTCCAGCTTCTCGTTGAGCGCGGCCAGCTTGTCGCCGCCGCTCACCAGCCCGTCAACGACCTCGTTGAGCTCAAGGCCGACCGACTTCAGCTTCTTCATGTCGTCCGAGTTGGCCAGGCTCTCGGCAAGGGCCCGCAGACCCGCGCCGGTGTCGTGCTCCTCCTTCTCGCGCCGCAGGGCCGCGACCAGGTCGTCCGTGACGGCCTTGGCCTTCTGCTTGCTGGCGGAGTAGGCGGCGTAGCCGAGCACGCCAATCGCGAGCAGCCCGGTCAGACCGGACACGGCCAGGCTCGTGCCGCGCAGCACGGCGGGAAGCACGGAGCCGCCAGCAGCTGCATCGGCGGAAGCAGCGCGGAACGCGGCCAGCTGAGAGGTGATCTGGGCGAGGCCGGCACGCCCGATCATGGCGGCAGCGGACAGCGCGATGAGGACTCCGGCGGCCTCCTTCACCGGGCCGGGCAGATCGCCGATCGCCCCGGCGACGATCCCGGCGTACTGCGCCAGTTCCTGGAGGACCGGCAGCAGGACGCGGGCGATGTCCATACCGAGCGCCGAAGCCTTGTTCTTGAACAGGTCCCACTGGCCGCTGGTGGTGTCCATCTGGATCGCGTAGGCCCGCTGTGTGGCTCCGGCGCGCTCGATCTCGAAGTTGATGGCCTGGTAGGTATCCGCATAGTTCTTGCCGTCGGCGGCGGCCAGCGCGAGCGCGGCCCTCACCGCCCGAATGTCCTTGAACAGAACGGCGGTCGCCTCGGCCTGGCCGTGCGTCACAGCGTTGATCCGGTTCATGACGACGTACAGGCCGTCCTGCTGGACGGCGCTGGCCGCCGACTCGTAGCCCAGCGACTTGGTCAGGTCACTGAGCTCCTTTGTCGGCCGCATGAGCCTGGTCATCAACATGTTCAGCGCGGTCGCGGACTCCGCCGCGGGGATGCCCGCCAGGGTGATCGCGGCAAGCGCCGACGACAGATCGGCGAAGCTCACACCGGCGGCAGCGGCCATAGGCACCACATCGCCGAGCTGCTGCGCGAGCTCCTCGAACGAGACCACGCCCTTGTTGACCGTCTGGAACATGATGTCCATGACGTCCGCCGCCGCCGACGCCGGAAGGCCGTACGCCTTCAGGACACCGAGCAGGGCCCGAGCGGCGACCTCGGTAGTCGTGAGTCCGGCCGAAGCGCCCTGCGCGGCCACCCGCAGGATGGTCATCGCCTCAGCGCCATCGAAGCCCGTACTGACGATCTGGTACAGGCCCTCCGCCAACTGCCTTGCGCTCTGAGGCAGTTCAGTGGACAGGCGGATGATCTGGTCCGTGAACGCGCCGACGCTCCGGCCGTCGATCTGCCGCGAGATGGTCAGGACGTTGGCCATCTCCTTCTCCAAGGAGATGGAACCCGCGACGCCGGCGGCCAGGATCGCCCCGAGGACCAGGCCGCCCTTCAGGTACCCGGAGATCCGCGCGGCCGTGGCGGCCTGCGCGGCGGCGGTCGCCTCGTTCTGCGCGCGGGTGACGGCGGCTGTGGCGGCGACCGTTCGCTGCGCTGCCTGCTCCTCGGCGGCGACCTGGCCAGCTCGGGCCTGGCTCGCAGCGACGGCGGCTGAAGCCGCGCTCACGTTGGTTCGTTCGGCGAGCACGGCGGCACGCGCGGCGGTCTCCTGTGCGGCGGCGGCCCGCGCCGCCTGTGCGGTCTGAGCTTCCGCCGCGCGGGTGGCGGAGGCGGCGGCCGCTTCGGCGGTCCGCTGGGCGGCTGCCGCTCCGGCTCCGGCGGTGGCCTGGGCACGAGCAGCCATGGTCTGGGCGATCTCCTGCGCGCGGGTAGCGCGTGTGGTGGCCTCCACGGCAGCGGTCTGCTCAGTCTGGGCGCGGGCGGCAGCCGATGCGGCGACAGCCTGCGCACGCCCTGCGCGCTCGGCCGCCGCTGTGGCGGTGGTCTGCGTAGCTGCCGACCGTTCGACGGCTGCCTGCACCTCTGCTTGGGATCGCACGGCGGCCGCCGCTGCCGCGACCTGGGCCTGGCCGAGTCGCTCGGCAGCTGCCTCGACGCGCTGCAACTCGGCGCGGGTATTCGACAGTTGCCCGTCGAACTGGCGGAGCTGCTGGGCTCCGCCGCGCAGGCCCGTGGTCAGGCCCGACAATCCGGCCTGGAGCTGGACGTACAGGGTGTAGGCGCTGGCCACGCCTGATCACTCCGTTCTGGGCCGCAGCCCGATCTTCACCCCGCGCGCCTCAGGCCCCTGGGGGACCTGCTCCTGCTCCATCTCGATCAGCTCGCAGCCGGAGCAGCGATGCGACTCCGCCACGTACGCGAACCGGTCACCGCCCGCGGCCTCGTCCCACTCCGACGGCCGGGTGCCGCAGCCCTCGCATACCGCCCGTGTGAAGTGGAGGTACGCGAGGGCTTTCGCCCGGTCGAGTGCCGTCCAGCGGCCGGTTCCGGCACCCATTAGCTGGGAGTGCGGGATGCCGTAGGCCGCGCACAGTTCCATCTCCGACCTGAACTGCGGGTCGGCTACGAGCCTTTTCCCAGGTCGGCCCGAATCGTCTGGTTGGGCAGCAGAGCGGCGGTGAACAGGACCTTGGCGTCCGTGTCCGACCACTCGTCGAGCAGTTCCTGGGCGTCCTGCACGCTCATCCCGTCGACCTCGGCGCCGGTCTCGTCCCGCTCGACGTGGCACGCGGCGATCAGTGCGGCCGGGAAGGTGTTGACGTCGTACTCCATGCCCTTGTCGGCCTGGTCCTCGCTGGGCGCGTGCTCGCGCAGCAGCTGCTCCCAGGCCGGCCTGGGAAGGGCTCGGAACGTCAGGGTGAACGTGGCCTCGGCGAGAGCGTGTTCGGCCGTCGCGAGAAGGGACTGAGCGATGACGACCTGCGGCTGCGACTCCAGCCAGGCGTCCTGCTTCGTCTCCGGAATCCCGGCGACGGTCGCGGAGGTGCGGGCGTCGGAGCGAGCCTTCACCAGGCTGAGCGTCGCTTCCGACACGGCCCGCTTCGCGTCGTCGTTGTCGCAGAAGCTGACGGCGCGCTCCGGCAGGCGACGGGCCCGCAACCGGTCCATCTTGGCCCGCCAGTGCGCGTCCCGCGCCACTGCGGCGGCCGGGGGTTCGTGCGTGGTCGTCATCGCTTCGCCCCTCAGCTCGCGGCCGGAACGGCAGCGTCGAGAGTGGGTACGTCGGTGATCGCGAAGCTCACCTTGAACTTCGCGGGCTCGGTGCCGGTGCTGTAGCTCGGGGCTCGGGAGCCGACGCGCACGGGGAAGATGTCCATGCTCTTGCTGGCCGGGACGTCGCCCTTGCGCAGGATGACGACGTAGCCGGTGACGTCCTTGGACAGCAGGGTCTCGACGGCCTCGCTGACCAGGTCCTCGTAGAAGGTGAGGCTGGAGCTCGCGGCCTTGTCCTCGCCGGGGATGCTGGTGCTGAACTTCGAGCCGAGGTCTGGGGTTTCGATCGGGGAGTTCTCCAGGCTCCAGCCTTCAACGTCGGAGACCTGCTTGGACAGATCGGTCGAGCCCGGTCCGGTGGTGAGCTCGGCGCGGGTCGGGACGTTGGTGGGCGCCGCGATGGTCTTGAGGAAGTAGATCCGGGTGATGCCCCGGCGCATGAACCGCTGCTGCGTGGATGCCACGCTCGACTCTCAATCCGGGGACGCAGACCACCCGGAATCACCGGAGACCCGTCCCCTGAGACACCGCCCGTCGGGGCGGTCAGGAGTCAGCCCGTGCCGGCGGCCGGGCGTCCGTGCTTGGGTCTCCACGGTGAGATGGTGAGCAGCAGATCAGCTGTCTGGGGTAGTGACGTGCAGGATGATCCGCTGCACGTAACTGTATACGCCGCTGACGACTGTGACGCCGTCCTCCTTGTCGACCTCGCGGCCGATGACAGTGTGTCCGGCTACCGGGATCGGGATGGCGAACGCTCCGCTCTTCGTCCGGGCGAGCAGCGCAGTGCGGACCTTGTCGCTCATCCACTCGGCCTGCTCGGCGGTCGTGCCGATGCTGGTCACCTGGTAGAGCATCCGCCCGTCACCGTCGCCATCGCCGAACGGCGGCCCCGAGCTGGTGCCGCCCAGCGGGTACAGGACGCAGTACGGGATCGTCACGCCGGTGGGCTTGTCGCTGGCTGTGGGTGCGGTGCCGTATCCGCAGCTCCGGCCGGTGGCTGCCGAGAGTGCGGCCTGAACGGCCAGAGAGACAACTCGTCCCTGCACAGGCATGGTTACTCGTCCTCCTCTTCGACTTCGTCGCCCGTCGTCAGCCGGTCAGCGGTGATCCGGCTCGCCAGGTCCATGTCGGCGTAGCGGATCATGCCAGCCCGGTCCCAGAGAGGCATGTCGGCCGGCGATGCCTCCACGTAGAGGCCGAGCTGCCCGTCGTGCTCACCGAGGACTTCGATCACGAGCACCGCACGGGAGAGCAGGCCTGCGCCGTGTGCTTGGAGGACTCGGGCGACCGCCTCGTGGATGTCGTCCGTGAGCCGGCTCATCGACTTCCCTCCGCGATCTGCCCCATCGCGGCGACAAACAGCGACGTGATCCGCTCAACGGCCGGGCCCACGTGCGGGTACGGCGGCTGGTGGTAGATGCGGCCGAGGATGTCGGGCCCCACGAAGCCGTACTCGAGGCGGCGCGCCTGCGGCTTGTTCGTGCCGACGACCGCCTCGACCCCGGCAGCGGTGACACGCACGTCGTTGGTCCAGCTGCGCCGGTAGTCGCCCGTCGGTGCGTTCGGGCCCGGCCTGCCGGAAGCGTTGGCCTTGATGGCCGTCTCCAGCAGCATCGCATGGTGACGCACCACGGAGACGGCCGCAGGCAGCAGCGAGGCTGCTCGCCCTTCGAGCTGTGCGGCGATCTCGGCACCGTTGCTGTACGCGCTGGCCGCAGGGTGTGCGTTGGGGTGCGGGTTGGTGGTCATCAGCCGACCTCATCCAGGGCCGCCCACTTGCCTGCCGCCCACTCCTGGAGCTGCACGAGCAGGGCACGCGTGTACTCGCTTGGCCCGCCGTCCATCAGGTCATGCCGGTTGAGGACCGCACGCTCCAACTCCGTCGCATCGATGGCGCTCAGGAAGGCGGCAGCCGCCGGACCTGGGTCCGGCGGCTCACCGATGCTGACGCGTGCCAGACCCGCCCACTCGTCGGAGGCGGTCGGCTTGAGCAGGAGGGCCAACTCCGGGAGCTGTCCGGCACGGTGGCTCAGGGTGTATGCCTGAACCTGCGACGCCAAGTCGCGGCCGTCGATCTCCAGGTGGGCGGTTGGTCCGTCGGCCACGATCCGGACGGGGCTCGGGTCATTGGAAAGGGTGGGGGTCATGATCCGACCCTAGGAGCCGTGTCAGACAGGCCCGGCGCAGGTCAGGGCGGGGTGATCTCATCGAGCCTGGTGATGCGGGCAACCTCGACCGTGCTCGCCTCGGCAGGATCGAGGGCCTGCCACACGCGACCGGCCGTCCCGCCGGTACTGGATGACGACACTGCCACCTCCACACGGTCACCGCGCTGCGGGAGGGGAGCATGCAGCGGCGTGATGAGCCCGTACCAACTAGCCGTGTCATCAAGCCACTTGCCGCCAACCAGGTTCTCGACCGCAGCCAGTCCGTGAGCGGACAGCACCGCCCCGTTGCCCTCCCAGACCACGTCAGCCGGAATCGGCCCCAACAGTCCGGTCTCAACATCCAGCTGTGGAGTCCCGGTCGGGCGCGAGATCCGCACGCGGTCGACCATCACAGTGTTTTCCAGGTGCTGGCGGACGGCATCAAGGTCAACGGGAGTGGTCATGCCGTCCCACCCGCCTTGTCGATACGCATCCAGGTCGCGCGCACGACTTCGACGGTGGCGGTCTCACCTGGGTCGAGGACCCTCCAGACGCGCCCAACGGCAGCCGTGTCCTCGCTGTGGACGACCGTCACTCGGTCGCCGATGGCTGCGACGGGCGCTGACAGCGGTGTGAACAAGGTGTAGCGCGCGTCACCGTCGTCTCGGTATGGCTGTCCTTCCAGGCGCAGCACGATCCCTGGGCCGCTTGCGGGCCGGTGCGCCCCTGGGCCCTCGTACACGATGACGTCCGGCCCAGGCACGTACTGGCCCGTTGTGGGGTCGAGGACCATGGGCCCCGGCCGGAAGATGCGCACGGTGTCGGTCAGGAGCTTGCGTTCAACAAGGGCTATCACGGAGTTGGGCAGGATGCCGCTCTGAGCGGAAGTGTCGGTGGGGGTGCTCATGGTTCGAGCCTAGGCAGGGTGTCCGACACCCTTGCGGACAGCGGAGTCAGACTCCCGTGGGCCGCGAGTAGACGGCCCACGGGAACTGCTGCCCACGGGGAGGCGCTACAGCGCAAGGCCGTCCTCGAGGTAGGCCCCGCCGTCCCCTGCCGCCCAAGCCTTATGACAGGCCAGGAGGTTGGCGGCGTTCGTCTCTTCCATCAGGCCAGGCGTGTTCGCCGCCTCCTGAGGGTCGTACCAGGTCCAGGCAAGGAGCTCATCGGCTGGCAGCTTGATCTGGTGCTCGTCGCCGGGATGAAGGCTGCCGAGAAAGGTGAAGATGTGGCACGGGTACGCGCCGGGGTTCATCTCAGCTCCCCGGTACAGGGGCTTGCGGCCGGTGACGTGGTGGACGGTGAGCAGGCGCGCGATTGCAACCGGGATGCCGAGTTCCTCTCGGGCCTCACGATCGGCACACTGCCAAGGTGTCTCCTTCTCGCCTTTCCCGCCAGGGACTACCCACGTGTTGGACCGGGCGTGGTGAACCAGGAGGACCTTGCCGTCGGTGCGAGGGATGTAGACGCCGGCGGCGGTGGAGGTGAGGACGCGATCGGCCATCAGGTGTCCGTTCTCGGGGTTGGAAGTGTGCGGCTCGGCGCTACAGGGTCGGGACTCGGTTGTGGTCGGCTGCTCAGAGTGCGGTCTCCAGGCAGTCGACCACTGTGGCCACCTGCTTGGAGGCGCGGTAGGGATCGAGCCTGCGGATGCAGTCGTGAAGGAGCTCGGCCTTGTAGTCGAGCGAGGAGACCCGTAGATCGGCGACCCGCCGGGTGACGTCGTCCGAGGTGGAGACCAGGAGCGCCGACGGGACGAATCGATCGATGGAGCGGATCTCCGTTGGGCCGAATGGGAGGCATCCGGCCAGCACAGCCTCGAAGAGGCGCTGGCTGATGGCTCCGGTACGGGCGTATCGCTCTGGGGCCAGGAGCACGGTGGTGAGTGCTTGACGGTGGACCCGCTGAGACTCCGGGAAGCCCTTCCGTCCGGCGAAGTGGACGTGCGGCCATGCCTCCGTGTGAGTCCACTTCCCGACGACCTGGTGCAGGTGGATCCGTGCGGCGGGCGCGAAGTAGCGGTCGAACGCGGCGTCGCGGCCGTACTGGTTGCCGACGTAGACGAGTGGCCAAATGCGCTCCCCGGCCACGAGCTCGCGGGGATCGGCGCGGTCGAGTGCTTGATCGGCGACGGGTACGAGAAGCGTTCGGGCACCGTCGGCCGGGTGTTGGGCTACGTCGAGGATCTGGACGGCGGGGTGTCGGCGCAGCGGGTCGTTCGGGGCGAGCGTGCGGTCCAGGTCCCAGATCAGGGTGGGGACGCCGAGCTTGTGGGTGTAGTGGTCGAGGAGTTCCTGTTGGCGGTGCAGGTCGCAGGTGTGTCCGGGGCTGCCGCAGGCGGTGGTATTGCGGCCGGGCAACGGCCATCGCCACTCCAGGAACAGCGCGTCGATGTTCGGGAGCCCGGCATCCCAGCTGAATTGCCCGGTCAGATCGTCGGCCGCTTCGGTCAGGTCCCGGTTCTCTTGGAGCAGTGTCAGCTGGAACTTGGTGGCAAGTCCGTTCAGGAGGGTCTTGCGCCAGGACCGGCCGCCGTCCGGGGTGTCGGTGATGCCGGGCCCGATGAACCCCCAGAAGCTGAACCCGAGCCGCATCACCGTTGCTCACTTTCGGGGTGATCAGCCGTGACTGCGGCGACGAGAGCGGCCAGGTGTTCGGGGTTGCTGGTTCCTGGGATCGGGGCGACGTGCTCGCCGAGGTCGAGTAGCCAACGCAGGGCCTTGCCCGCGCTGTCCCCGGCATGCCGACCAGCGTTCAGGGGTCGGTAGGGGATGTAGGGGATGCCGTGCTGCGCGCAGTACGCCACGGCGGGGTCATCCGGCTCGTCGATGTTGAGGACGTTCTGTACAGCGGCGATCGGGACGAAGGTGGAGGCTTCGGCAATCTGCCTTGGCGTGACCTTGGACAGGCCGATTGCTCCGATCTTGCCCTCCTCCCGGAGGGCGTCGAGTACGGCGACCTGGTCGGCGAGGGGAACGGTGGGGTCGATGCGGTGGAGGTAGCAGAGGTCGAGGCGTTCGGTCGCCAGCCGGCGCAGAGATCCCTCCACGGCTGCGCGTAGGTAGTCGGGTCGGCCTAGGGGGCTCCAGATGTTCGGAGCGGGCCGGACCATGCCGACCTTGGTGGCCAGCAGCAGGTCGTCGTCGTAGGGGTGCAGGGCCCATCGGATGAGCTCTTCGACGGTGTGGGGGCCGTAGGCGTCGGCGGTGTCGATGTGGTTGATGCCGAACTCGGCGACGCAGGTACGCAGGAGGCGTAGCGCGGTGGTCTGGTCGGCGGGGGTTCCCCACGTTCCGGAGCCCGTGAGTCGCATGGTGCCGAAGCCAAGCCGGGCGACCTGCTTGCCCGCGATGGTGATGGTTCCGCCCGGGCGGTTGCCGCTCATGCGTCGGCCGCCTGGAGGGCGGCGGTCACGGCGGCCTGGACTGCGGCGTCGTGGCCGGTGGAGGGCACGGGCATGTGGTGGAGCATCCTGTCGGCCAGGAGCTCGTGGAGGTGGCGGTCGACGGCGGCCCGGTAGTCGGTGTCGAGGTAGGCGGGGTCCTTGCGGGGGTGCTCACCGAGCGGGATCGACGGATCCAGAACCGTGGCGAGTAGCAGGGCGTGGTGGCGGGCGTGCAGGTCGGCCAGGCCCGCCAAGGGCTGGACCTCGTCGTCTTCGGGCTGCTCCCCGCGGTGGTGCTGGGCGGCGATGTAGTAGGCGAGGGCGTCGTGCGGAGTGCGGTCGACGAGGACCACGTCGGCGGTGTGGCTGGCCTCCAGGGCGGCGGCCGCGCTGGCGGCAATGATCCACTCGGTGGAGTGGGCGGTGTGGCGCTGCATCTTGGGGAAGCCGAGTTCGGCCGCGCGCCGGGCCAGGCCACCGGTTCGGGTGACCGTGAGGCCGACAGCGCGCAGCTCCATCTCGACACGGCGGGCGATGGTCGTCTTGCCGGTGTGGTGGGTACCGGCGAAGCCGATCATGACGGGAGGTCGGTTCACCATAGGGTTTGCTCCTCGTGGTCGGGAGCCGGGGCGGCGGGCGCTCCGGGCATCTTGGGCGGGACGGCGACCTGGATCAGGTCGTCCCAGGTGGCGTAGTGGTCTGCGAGGGTCATGAGGAGCAGGGCGGTCACGTGGGCGTCGTAGGCCGCGCGGTGGCGCTTGCCCTGCACGGTGCTGACGTCCAGGCCGGTGTGGAGGAGCAGCGCGTCCAGGCCGTAACCGGGGGCGTCTGACAGGGCCGCACGGGCCAGGCGCAGGGTGTCGATCACTCCGGCGGGCTGCCAGGTGGGCAGGTGCCGGGTGAGGACGCTGTACTCGACGCTGGCGTTGTGCGCCGCGATCCACACCCCGTCCAGGTCGGCCTGGACGGATGCCGCGATGCCGTCCCACGTGGGCGCGTTGGCCACGTCCTGGTTGGTGAGGTGATGGACGCCGGTGGCGAACCGGGTGATGGGCTGCGGCGGGCGGACCAGCGTCGCCCTGATCTGCTCGGGCCGGACGAGACCGCCGTCGATGGGGACGACGGCGATCTCGACCAGGTCGGGCGGGTTGGCACCGTTGCCCTCAACGTCAACTACGAGCAGGCGGGGCCAGGTGCTGAGGTTCACGGGTCTCCTAGGCGGCAGGGGCGGGCCACCCGAGGTCGGCCCGGCCGTGCCGGCGGTAGTGGTGCGGCTTGGTGCGGTCGTGGACCTGGTAGCCGAACGCGTGCTGGAGGGAGTAGCGCGGCGGTTCGTTCAGGCCCTCCACGATGATGGCGCGATCGGTCACCTCAATGTCGCCGACGGCGCCGAGTGCACGAGCCTCGCGGGTGACGGTGGCCAAGTCCGGTGCCTGCCAGGCGTCCTTGCACAGCTTGAGTTGCGCGAGGGGGCAGATGTCGCACAGCTCGCGGATGCCGTAGTGGCCGTTGTAGTCCGCCTCTCCGTGGGCGTAGGCAACACCGCAGCTGGTCTTGCGGAAGAGCGGTCCCCAGGGCAGTTCGGCGTTCTCGGGCCGGTGGAACGCCCGGAGGATGCGCTGCTCGGACTCCTCCGGCATGATCTTGCGCCGGGCGGTGTCCTGGTAGGGCTCGGGCAGGCCGTTCTCGCGGTAGTACGCGGCGATCTCGTCGCGGAAGAACAGCCCGGTGAACACGGTGGCGTGGGCGTGCTGGGACAGCTCCAGCGCGCGTGCGATGTGGGCGTCCGAGTCGTTGAGACCGGGCACGATCGGCCGCCAGTACAGCACGGTCCGGTACGTCTTGGCGTGCTCGAACAGCGTCTTGAGGCTGGCGGCGGCGATCGCCGAGTCCACCGGCTCGATGCCGGGGTGGTCGATGCCGGAGTGGGTGACCAGCACGGTCAGCTTGATGTGGCGGTAGGAGTTGAGGACCGCGCAGTCCTCCGGTGTCACCCGCCACCTGGTGATCACCAAGACGTGGTTGGTCAGGCCCTGCTCGTCCAGGAGCCGCAGGACGTTGAAGGTGTGCGGCTTGACGACGGGCAGCATCGGGTCGGTGGCCCGGTTGAACAGCTGGATCGGCGTCTTGTGCGCCCGGAAGTAGTGGTGCCCGGTGAGGAGCTGCACGGCATCCTCGTCGCTCATGAGCGCCCGTGGCGTCTTGAGGCCGAAGTTGTCGAAGAGGTGCCGCACGCAGTAGCCGCATTCCAGCGGGCAGCCGATGATGTGGTTGAGCGACAGGCCGGACTTGCGGTACTCGATGACCTCGGCCAGCTCCGGCTTGAGCGTGGCGATCTGCTCGGTGGTCAGGATGGGGAGCGGCCGGCGGGCCCTGATGACGGCGGTCACGGTCTTCGGTCTCCTCTGGGTGGGGTCGTGAAGTGGTGCCAGCGCGTTGCGTGCTGTCGGTCAGGTCGGCTGGGAGGGCTGCGGCACGAGCGCGCGCCCGACTGCGCCCGTGTCATCGCGCGGGAACAGGCGCTCGAACTGGTCAGCGCCGAACCATGTTCCGAAGTCGCGGCACGTCGCAGCGCCGTCGTCCGAGGTGTGCACAAGGTTCTCGATCAGGCGGTGGTCTGCGCGGGCTGCCTCAAGGCTGTCCACGCCGAAGTCGGCGCGGATGGTGCCCTTGGCGGCCTGGGCCGGATCGAAGTGGCCGAGCAGGCCACGCAGCCGGGTTGGAGTATCGATTCCCTCCGGACCGCGGGCGAGTGCCACCATCACCGTCTGGCCCACATACGCGCGGCGCAGGCACGCCGGCACGTCAACGTCGAACCAATCCTGGTCCACAAGCATGTCCCAGTAGTGGACGAAGACCTGCCAGTCCTCGACGACTACGAGCTGCGTGTGGACGATCTCGGCGAACCTTCCGATGCGCTTGAGCACCGTGTCGGTCAGGTTCCGCCGCACGCAGTCGGGCTTGAGGAGGATCACGCTCCAGCGGGTCCAGTCGACGCCGTCGAGGACCTGGCCGGCCTGCGCAGGGCGCCGCTTCACAGCCTCACCTCCACGGGCATGCGTCCCGGCCACCGGCGGGTGACCTGCCAGCGGAGCGCCGGGGAGAGCGCGGCGATCAGCGCCAGATCCACGGGATCGGCCGCACAGTGGACGAGCTGCCGCTGCACCTCGAACAGAAGGACCACCTGCTGCCAATACGGGGCGAGCCCCAGTACGGCAATGTCCTCGGGCGTGTACTGGATCCGGTTAAGACGCAGCGCCTCCTCGTGTTCCAGGACCTGGAGAATCTGCGGCCACCCGGTGTCCGTGGGCATCACCGGCGGGGCGAACCGCGGCAGCTCCGACCTCCGCCCAATGCTTTCGGCGATGACCTGCTCGACGCGCGGCATGTCGGGCTCACCGATGTGCATCGACCCAACGTGGTGGGTGTAGGTGCCCAAGTCGACGCCGAGCACGCAGGCGGTGAACTCCTGGATGAGCGTGAAGGAGAAAACGTCGGCGATCAGCCCACGGTCCGCGTCGTTGGCCCGCATATAGCAGACCATGTGCAGGCGGCCTTCGCGGAGCAGCAGATGTAGGGCGAGGAGGCACGGCACATCCGGGCTCTGCGGATCAGCCAGCTCTCCGGCGCGGAACACCGGGAGCACCGCGCGCTTAGAGTCCTTCTCTCCTTGCAGTAGCTCCACGGCTTGCTCGTAGGGCTGCTGAAAGATCCGGGCGCCGTACGCCGAGCCGTCGATGGTCACACCATCGTGGGAATCCCGGTGCCGGCGCGGTGCGTAGTAGCCGATCATGGCGAGGTCGCTGCGCCCGCCGAGATACCACAGCGCCTCAGCGAAGTGGTAGATCGGGTTGATCTTCCGCGAGTTGAGGAAGGGGGTCCGAGATCGGGGGTCCGACAGCTGGAAGCTGAGCCCCAGACTCTCCCTGCTCGTGTTGCCACGGGGGGCATTCCTGAACTCGTAGTCCTCACTGACGTGACGCAGGACCTCGATGTAGGCCCGTTCGAACGAAGGGAACATGGGTGGCGCAAGCACGATGCCTCCTTGGGCGTTCGAGCTGCTGGGATGGGTTGAGGTGGAAGGTGGGCCACCCCCGGCCGGTGTGCCTTTCACAGATCGGGGGTGGCGTCTGGGTGAGGCCGACGGCCAGTGACGGCCCCGCCTCAGACCCGCCAACGCGAGCGCCGAGCTTGCTGGTGAACGCATCGGGGCGGGGACATCTGATGGTCTACGGACCGGCCGGCGCAGCCGCGAGGCGGTTGGACAAGGTTTCCGGATTGGCATCCGTCAAAAGAAGCCGTGCAACGACCAGCCCGGCGCATGTTGCGCGAAGGTGCTGAAGCTGCACAGCCGGGAGAGCGCCGCGCAGTCGGCCCGCTGAATCCAGGAACGAGGCACATCGCGCGAGAAGCTGGCTGGCGGCAAGAGCCTCAGGACGGTGGCCGTGCCGATCAGTCACCCTCTGCGCCATGGCATTGCACTCTCTGGCCAGCTCGCCGATGCCGGGATCCTCCTCCACCAGGGCGCCCCACCAGTCGAGTTCGGCCGCCACGTACATCACGGCCCGCGCCCGGCAGAACCTCGGCAGGCCAGTCGTCGTGGTGGGAACGGGCCACTCGTACGCACCTGGCAGGGACTGGGCCCGTAGGCGGACCTCGGCCGCAGCTTCGCGCCGAACTACATCGGCCACGCTGACTCCCGTCCTGGGAGCACGGGCTCCGAACCCGTACCAGGCTGCACGGTGAACACGTAGACCGCCTGGTCGTCCGAGAAAGCCAACGAGTACGACTCCCCCCAGCGAAGCGCGTCCATCGCGATCTCCGGACCATCCTGATCAGTCAGCCAGAGGACCGGCGTGGCGGCGTGATCAGGGTCCAACTGCTCGGTGAGGTGCGTTACGCGCATCTGCATCCAGCGAACGGCCAGCCGAGCGTCAGCCATGGGCTGCGAACCAAAGAGGGTCGGCCGACCAGCACCGTACCCGTAGGCGACCGCGTGGCACCAGAAGGCCGTCCGCGTCCGCTCTGGCGTCCGGAGTCTGGAGGAAGGAGGGCCGAGAGGCAGGCCGCCAGCGGGCGCACTCGCTGGCGGCTTGCTCGCTGGCCGACCTGGAGGTCGGGTTCCGGGCCGCGCCCGCCGACGCCCACCTCCCAGACCCAGCGCCTTCCTCACTAAGCCCTTCACGCGGCCACCTCCGGCCTGCCGCTGCCCGCGGGCAGCAGCACCCTCGCCCACACCGTCTTGCGTCCCTTCGTCGTAGCCACGTCCATGTCGTCCGCCAGGCTCCGGACCAGTAGCAGGCCCCGGCCGTTCTCACCTCGCACGACGAGGTGCCTGGGAGGCAGCAGGTCCGGGCGCGGGTCGCTCACTTCGAGGCGGCAATCACCGTCGACCTCCTGTAGCCGAACCTGGACATCACCCCCCGGCTCGCTGGCGTGTTCGATCGCGTTCGTCACTAGCTCCGAGCAGATGATCAGCAGGTCATCTGCTCTGGAGCCCTGAAGTCCCCAATCGGCCAGCCGGGCCATCACCTGACGACGAGCAAGTCCGACAGAGGCCGGCCACGCGGTAAACGTCATCTCCCAGACCCGAAGACACTGCCGCCTCTGTCTCACGGCCACCATGCGCGTCGCTCCCATCGTCAGGAGCGGCGTGGCGCGCCCCGGCTGGTTCGCTTGCAGGGCCTAAGGGTTGCGGACCGGTGACGGCCGGGCGAGGACACGAAGCGGCCACTCAGCGGCCATTCAGTGGCCCAACGGCCCCCTGACGATGACGTTCCCACCGTGAACTGGCCACTTCCCGTCACGATCCCTCTACCGTGGGAGATCTCACGAGCCATCAGGGGGTCACGATGAGAGCGCCCGGTAACGAGCACCTGTATGCGGCACGGGTGTCCCGGGGATGGTTTTCCCAAGAGAAGGCCGCAGAAGGCATCAGCCTGGCAGGTCAGGACGCACTCAAGGACGAGAGCTTCACGGTCGGTGTCCGGACTTACCGGCGGTGGGAGACCCCCACACCCCCGTGGCCTCGCCCCGACTACGCCACGGCGCTACGCGCCGCATTCAACCGCGGGCCAGAGCACCTGGGCTTCGTGCTTCCAGGAGGTTCCAGCGCCGAGCCGAGTGGACCAACACTCGACTCAGAAGTCATGATCCCGCCTGTGAACCGTCGCGAAGCACTCGCCGCCGGCGCCGCCGCTCTCGGCCTGCCCTGGCTGTCCTCCACCAACTCCGCTCCGACCGGCCACCAAGAATTACGGATCGGCCACGAGGAGATCAACGACCTCCGCGCCACAGCACTCGACCTCGACGCCATCGACCAGCGGTTCGGCGGCGATCGGCTGTGGCGGTCTGCCCGCTCGCACCTTTCGTGGGTTCACCACCTGATAGACCAAGGCTCATACACCGATGCGGTCGGACAGGAGCTCCAGGGTCTCGCTGGCGAACTGACAACGTCTCTGGGCTGGTTCTGCTACGACGCGAACCAGCAGGCCGAGGCACGGGTCTACTTCTCCGAAGCCCTCAACACCGCGATGCTCGCAGGCAACGCGACCCTTGCCACTCGGACGCTCTCGAACATGGCCAGACAAAGCGTCGACCTGGGCAAGCCACGTGAGGCCGTGCGATTCGCTCAGATCGCGCAGGGTCACGCCGCCGAGTGGCAGGCCCCGGCCCGGGTGTCAGCACTGCTGGCCATCCGCGAGGCCCAGGGCTACGCGCACATGGGCAACGAGGTGGCTTGCTCAACCGCCATCAAGCGTGCCTGGAAGCACTTCGGCCGAGGCACCAGTGATCGCGACCCGGACTGGGTGGGTTTCCTCAACGAAGCCGAGCTGACGTGCCTTGAGGGAATGTGCCGCCTGGACCTCGGGCAGCACAAACGGTCGGTACGCCTGCTCGAACGATCTTCCGCGCTCCAGGACATTGAGCACTCGCGGAACCGGGGCATGTGCCTGGCACGCCTGTCCTACGCAGCCGTGCAGGACCGGGATCTCGATCGGACAGTGGCAGCTGCTCAGGAGTCACTGCGCCTCATCCAGGGAGGCATGACTTCGACCAGGAACAGGCAACAACTCGTACTCGTCCGGGACAGCCTCGCCCCGTTCCACAAGAGCCCCGAGGTGCGGCACACCGCAGAACTTCTCACCGCGAACATCGCCTGACTCATGCGAAGGAGAGTTACCCGTGACCGATCTTGAACTGCACCACTACCGGGGTACCGCAGCTAAGGAGGTGCTCGATGAGCTCGTGGCGGTCTACACCGTGGTCTACGACGTTCCCCCATACATCGGCGACCCGTTCTTCTCCGTCGAGTCCTTCGCCGAGCGCCTCCAGGGCGCGCTGGAGATGAACGGCTTCGAGACCGTCACCGCTCGGCTGGCCGGTGAGATGGTGGGCCTCGTGCACGGGGTCACCCTTCCCGCCGACCGGGCGTGGTGGACCAGCCTCGGCGAGGCCAGGCCGGCGGAGGTCCTCGCAGCGGCCGAGGCCGACCAGGTCTTCTGGCTCCGGGAGCTCATGGTCCTCCCCAAGTACACCGGCCAGGGGATCGGCCGACAGCTGCATGACGAGGTGGTCGCCGGCCGCGAAGAACCGTGGACTGCACTGACGTGCATCTTCGACAACGAGCCTGCCCGGAGTGCCTACCCCAGGTGGGGCTACGAGGTGATCGGCGGGCGCATCAAGCACGCTCCTGAATCCCCGGAGTACGACGCCATGATCCTGCGACCTACTCCGAGTCGATAGCAGGCCTCGGCCCGAATGCCCGGCGGCACCGCGGATGAGAGATCGGCCACTCGGCCGCCTCGTCCACGGTGCGCAGCGTCCGGGCCGCCTTATCCGGGTCGGTGTGGGACGTCCAGCCGCAATCGGGCCCGTCGAAGACCTCGACGTACTTGACGCCGCTCTCCCGCGCCTGGTTGAGAGTGCCCGCGTTGTAGGCCACCGCGCTTTTCGCAAGCGTGGCGGCCTCGGCCCAAGCCCGGACCGGCACCCTGGCACCGTTGCGGTAGATGACGTACTCGAGGTGGCTGCTGGCGGCCAGCCGGTCGGCGAGCGCGCGGGCGGCCTGCCTCGCGGTCACGTTCCCGGCCGCGAGAAGGGGGACCTCGCGTCGGGCGGCCGCGCGGGCAGCACGGTATAAGGCATCGGCCATCCGCCCAGTCTCCTGGCTTCGACGCAGGAAGTCGCCGTAGGAGTCGGCGGCCAGTGCCTGAAGGGCGTCACGGTGGATCAGTGTCCAGACAAAGCGGCTACCGGAGACTGAGGCAGCCGCCGTCGCGCCCTGCTCGTACAGGTGCGGCAGCTGGCGGCCGACGAACTGCACCGCTTCGTCGTCCACAGCCCTGTGGAAAGCCTCGATCGCCTGTTTGAACTCCTCCAGAGTTGCCAGGACGTGAGGCGTCCGCCAGTTGTCGGCGAAGGCGGCGATCACAGCGGCTTGGCGGGCGCTGAGGCGCTGCCAGGCGTCCTCCAGGACCGCGGCGACTCGGCGGGCCACCTGGTCAGCCTCGCCGGGCACCAGAGGCGGCCAGTCGTAGGGCACGGCCGCCTACCGAACGCGGCGAGTCGGCACAAGGGCGGCGACGGCCAGGTGCGGCGCTGTGTCACCGTTCACCGCATCGTCCGGGCCGGGGTTGGCCTGAATGCCGGCAAGCTGCCTCTCCAGGCCGGTCAGGTTGCCGGTCTGGTCCATGGTGACCACACCGTCAACCACCAGGCGCAGCGGCTCGGCGAGCAGCCTCGCGCGGCGCTCGGACAGCACCTCCAGGGCGACAGCGCGGGCGCTGCGCAGGCGCTCGTACCGGCCACTGAGTTCGGTCAGGTCGGTGGGGCCGAGCTGGGCGAGCAGCCAGGCCCGAACGGTGTCGTCCACGGGTGTCTCCTGTCGGGTGTGTCTGAAGCCCGGCACCGCAGGGTGCCGGGCCTCGTTGATTCGGGCTACTCGGGGTCGACCCACCGGATAGTGGTGGCTCCGCCGTGCCCGTGGATGGACTCGGCCATTTCCAGGGACGGCCACACGACCGTGGACGGCCGGTCGCCGAGCCACTGCACCACGGCGGTTCCGGCGCTGAAGAGCACGCCCTCGGCTACCAGCCCGGTGCCGGAGACACCGGATACGTCGACCGCTCGGTCCAGGACGAACCTACGCATCGGCGGCAGGCTCCTCATCCGCAGTGCCCGTGCTCTCCCCCTGCTCCTGCTCCCCCAGCGCGCCGCCAGGTTCCCAGGCGTCGGGGTGGGTGATCAGTGCGGCCACCTTGGGCTCGGGTTCATCTCCTGGCTGGAGGGTGATCCGCTCGTGGGTGACCGGGTGGTCGAGGTGGACCGCGGCGGCCAGGCGGGCGCCCATCACAGGACCTTCGCGACGATGTGGGCGTCCGGGGTGTGCAGCACGGGCATGCCGACAGCCGACCCCTTGGTCCAGATCTGCACCGGGTCGTCCTGCACGCCTCGAGTGATGATCACGCCCGGTGCGTCCTCGCGGTCGATCTCCGGGTTGGTGCCGCGCGACAGAACGAGGGCTTCGGCCGTGATGCCGAACTGCATCTGGCCCCATTTCGTGCGGTCCGGCGGCAGGAGGATCCACCGGTCCTCGGGCAGAACCTTGGTCGGGGTTCCGTCGACCCGGACCTGCGCCTTGTAGAAGGTGATCGGCGGGAGCCCGTAGTTGCCTCGGACGGTGTTGACCTGCTGGGGCGTCAGGGTCGCGGTGGGGGTGTTGGAGGGATTCACCGAGCCGTAGTAGGCGGCCCTGTAGCTGTTGTTCTTCGCGAGGAAGCTGAACGCCTTGCGGGAGGTCAGCACCATCTCCGGCTCGGGCGCGCCCAGGTCGTCCAGGTACTGGATCCAAGCGAGCTCGTCGGCGATCGGATCGCTGGTCGGATCGGACCACGGCTTCGGTGCGACCGGCATGTTGCCCGCCGGCACGCCGAAGTCGACCTCCAGCGTCAGTCCGTTCTCACCGGCCAGCGTGAACTTCCCGTCCAGGAGGACATCGCCAGCTGCGAGCTCCAGGCGGGAGCGGATCGCCTCGACGTGCCGCTCGACGTCGTCGTACAGCAGGTTGATCAGCCGGTCCTGGTCTGCGCCGTGAGACTGCTCCAGCAGGATCTGCTCCTGCTCGCCCACCACGAGCTTCTGGCCGAGGGGCGGAAGGAAGCCCTCGCGGGCGTTCTCCCACGCCTGGCGGTCGGCGAACGGCACGGACGCGTCGTAGGCGCGGTACTTCGCGGTGCTGACGTACCGGCCGGAGTTCTTGATCCGCCACTTCACCTCGCGGGAGACCAGCGTCGGGAACACCTGCTGGGTGAGGAGGAAGTCCTGCGGGCTGGGGATGGCGCGGGCGAAGGCGGTCAGGTCGTGAGCCGACACGTCCTTGATGAGGTCCTGGATGGTCATCGGTCAACTCCTCTCAGATGAAGCGGATCTGCGGGCCGGTCACCGAGGCGGTGACCTTGGTGGTGTCGATGCCGCCGGGCACGCGGGCGGCCTTGACCACGCCGTGCCAGAGCAGCGCGGCGGGCACCCTCGGCTGGCCGGGGGCGAACAGGCTCTCGGCGAAGACGAGGCCGGCGAGGTTCTGGGTGCCGTCGGTGGCGGCCGGGTTGAACGGCCCGTACAGGCCGGACGCGGTGATCTTCCCGACGGGCACGCCGGACAGGACGCGGCTGTACGGCTGCGTGGTGTCGGTGGACACCTGGTAGTGGGTGCCTGCGCTGAACTTCGACATATCGAGGGTGATCGTCTCGATGCTGTCGGTGCCGTGCAGGCTCGCGAGCCAGCTGCGGTCAGCCGTGTAGCTGGCCGAGCTGCTGATCGGCTGGATGGTCAAAGCCCCTCCTCGGGACGGAAGACGGAATGGCACGTCTCGCACTCACCAGCCGGTGGTGCCGTCCACGAAGGAGGGGCGTGGTCCCGACGGTCCCGGTAACTGCCGGGTCAGGAGGACGAGTTACTCGGTGACGTAGCCGCGCCGCTTGGCCATGGCCAGTCCGACCGAGCCGGGCGTGGCCGCGCCAGCGCCCCGCGGGGGCGGGCCTCCGGCGGGTGCACCGCCGGGGGCGGGCGGCGCTGCGGCTGGCTGGCCGAACAGCTCCTTGCGGCGCTCCTTCAGTACGGCGACCGCGTCCGACACGGCCTGGTCGTCGGCGTCGTCCGGCAGGCTGATCAGCCGCTCAGCGTCCGCCAGGTCGTCACCGGTGGCGCCCTGCCCGGCGAGGGCAGCGCGCAGCCGAGCAGAGCAAAGAGCGGCCTCGGCTGCCTGCTCGCGCGTCTTCGCGGCGGCAAGCGCCTGGTCGGCAGCCTGCTCCCGTCGCTGGACCTCAGTCAGCGCCGCGTCGTCGGCCGCACGCCGCTCGGAGATGTAGGCACTCAGGGCCTCCGTGTCCGCGAACCCGAGGTCGCCGGCCAGCTTCTTGAGGGCCGCCCTGCCGCCCTGCGACTTCTCGCGCGCGAGCAGCTTGCTCAGCGCCTCCTGCGTCACGGCCGGCGGCTGATCGGTCGGGTCCTGCTCGTTCGACGGGTCGTCAGGCGAGGCACCGAGGATGGGGAAGATCGGGCGTCCATCGCGGCGGTCGCCAACGGGCGCGACAGGCGGCAGGGGGTGGTGGGCCAT